TGCGGAAGATGAAGCAATCAAAGGTTACCTACAGGGTATGGTAGTTGCTGATGAGAAGTCTGCTGCAAACAACGGACCTACTGAAACAATTAAAACTAGACCAGTAAAGGTCTGGTTCGGGTATCCAGATGTTGAAGCCCGTGCACAGGAGTTTCCTTTTGTAACCATAGATTTAATTGATGTTGTTCCAGCTAATGACCGTCAAGTACAAGGAAAGTTACACGATGGAGATTACCGTGGAACTATCCCATCTGTGCCAGGTTTAGTTTACGAGTATGACTACCCAATTGCTTATGACCTTATTTATCAGCTTACAACCTATGCAAGACACCCACGACATGACAGGGCTATCCTGTTTCAAATGTGGAATAAGTTTCCATCTAAGTACGGCGTGCTGCCTGTAAGTAATGAGTTAGGAACTCAGTACAGCAAGCGGTCTATGTTCGTGGATGGATATGCAAAGCGAGATACGTTTGAGGATGCGGAAAGTGGAAACCGACGCCTCCTACGTAACGTCTTTACATTAAGGGTGGTTAGTGAAATGACACCAGCAACAGCAGCCGTAGCATTGACTGCAGTTACTCGTGTCACTATTAACCTTCCAGTAAACAACCAGACGTCTATCCCTTCGGTCTACGAAATATTGTAATAAACGGAATCTACGTAAAATCTATCTAAGGAGATAATCTAAATGGCATTTCAACGCCCTGGGGTATACGTTCAAGAAACGTTGAACCCTGTACAGCCAATCGCTGGCACCAACTCAGAGTTTATTACAGCTATTGTTGGTGAAGACGACCGCGGCCCAATTAACACACCTACACTTGTAACCTCTTGGAACCAGTATGTAACACAGTTTGGTTCTTGGAACACTTACACTAACAACTCTGTACCACTTGCAGTTTATATGTTTTTCTCAAATGGGGGTAGCTCGCTTTACGTAACACGTGTTGCAGCGGCTCCAGGTCTTGCTACACGCTCACTTAATGACCGAGCTGTTAGCGCTTCAGCAACTCTTCAAGTAGCTGCTAAGAACCCTGGTCGTTGGGGTAACGATTTAAACATCTCTATCTCTAACTCCATTGAGACTGGATACTTTGACCTTATCATTTATAGTGGTGGTACAACAGACTCTAACGTTGTAGAAACCTTTACTCAGCTTTCTATGACAGTTGCTGATACACGTTATGCACTAAACGTTGTTAACGTTTCATCTAACTACGTAACATTGACAGACCTAAACTCTGCAAACACTGGAACTACAAGAAACCCAGCTGTTGTTTCTAACCAGACACTCGCTGGTGGAACAGTTGGAAACGCAGTCTCAGTTACAGAGTACTCAGCAGGACTTGCAGCATTCGATACAGTACTTCAGTCTTTGGTTCTTAACTTGCCAGGTCAGACAGCTGTAAACGTTGTAAACGCTGCTATTAGCTACGCTGAAGGTCGCGATGATGTGTTTGTAGTTATTGATGGAATTGATAACACTCCAGCAGACCAGCTAGCGCGTTCTGCTCAATACACAGCAAGTTCTCTAGCAGCTGTTTACTATCCACCTCTAACTATTGCAGACCCAACTGTTGCACTAGGAGCTACCACTGGTAGAACTGTAACTGTAGGTGCTGGAGCAGCAGTGGCTGGTTTGATTGCTTCAACCGATGCTTCACGTGGAGTTTACAAGGCACCTGCTGGTTTGCAAGCTCGTCTTGCTGGTGTGGTTTCTACACGTCAGCTTACAAATGCAAACCTTGATTCACTTAACTCAGCAGCAGCTCCTGTAAATGCTATCCGCTTTATCCCAGGCTCAGGCTATGTTGTAATGGGAGCAAGAACTCTTAAGGCAGGTTACATCGACAAGTACGTACCAGTACGTCGTTCCCTTATCTACTTACGTAAGTCTCTTACTGACCTTACACAGTTTGCAATCTTTGAGCCAAACAACGAAGGACTATGGCGTCGTCTAGATGCAACAGTATCTTCATTCCTCACACAGTTCTGGTCACAGGGCGGCTTACGTGGCGCTACTCCTGGCCAGGCATTCTTTGTCAAGGTTGATGCTGAGAACAACCCTCAGTACCTAATCGACCAAGGCCAAGTAAACATTGAAGTTGGCGTTGCCCTACAGCGTCCAGCCGAATTCGTAATCATCAAAATTGGCCAGTTTGACGGTGGAACCACCGTTACTGTTGCGTAAAGGAGAGCCAAATAAATGACAACCCCTTCAAGTATCATCAATCGCTTCTCAAAGTTAGCGACTGACCCGCTACGCTCGTTCCGATTTTATGCACAGTTTACACCCGCTCAAGGTGGCGCACCGTTCACTGATAAAATCCTAACTGGCTCAAGTGTGGAACCAGCAACCTCTGGTGTCTCAACTAGCTGGATTGGTGGTTTCTCACAAATCTCTGGTCTAAGCATTAACACACAGTCAATCCAGTATCGTGAAGGTGGCTACAACACCACCGTACACCAGGTACCTGGTATGACTACCTTCTCACCAGTAACCTTCCAGCGCGGAGTCCTTTATGGAAACGACCAGGCTATTACCTGGATGCGTGGATTATTTGCTACATCTTCAGGTGAAGGTATTGCAATGCGTCAAGGTGGCGTGGATAAGAACTTCCGTGTAGACATTAACGTCTATGTAATGGACCACCCAAACACTGCTACAAACTCAGCAACCACTACTACAAATGACAACACCCCACGTATGGGATTCAAGATTCATAACGCTTGGATTACTACGCTAAACTATACAGACCTAAATGCTGCTGACGGAGCGATTCTTTATGAGTCAATGTCACTAGTTCACGAAGGTTTGTCAGTGTTCTTTACTGATGACAAGTACATCCGTAAGGATACTGGAAAGCTTTAAACCAACTAATAGGAGTATAAAATGTCAGACATTATTACCGATGCACAATTACTACAACAGTTTGCTGAAAAGATTTCAGAGGAGCCCGCGCCTAAGATTAAGACGCGGGCGCCTTCTGAGTCTGAGGTAGACCTGCCAGGTGGGTTCATCGACCTTAAGGGCGAACTACACACCGCGGCAGAGGTTAGAGAACTAACAGGAGCAGACGAAGAAGCTGTAGCTAAATCAGGTTCTTCAGGTAAAGCTCTTAACGTTTTACTAGCCAGAGGCTTGGTTAAACTTGGAGACAAGGAAGCCACAGCCGACGACCTAGATATGTTGCTATCGGGAGACCGTGATGCAATCCTTCTAGGTATTAGAAGAGTTACATTTGGACAGACATCTAACCTAATGGTTAAGTGCTTCTCTTGCCAAGACGAGCATGAGACAACAATTGACCTAGTAGAAGATGTCCCTGTTGTTAGGTTGAAAGACCCAGTGGGAGACCGCGTATGGGTTATGGATACTAAGCAAGGCCAAGTAACTGTGGCTCTTCCAAACGGCATAACACAAAAAAGGTTGATGGAAAACTATGACAAGACATCAGCCGAGATTAATACACTCTTACTATCTGGATGTATTGTTTCAATAAACGGTGAACCATCTGTTGGAGCTGGTACTGCACTATCACTTGGTATGGCAGACCGCACCCGCGTAATCGACGAGATTATCAAGCGCAACCCAGGCCCTCGCCTTGGGGAGGTGAAGAAAGCTTGCAAGGCATGCGGTGAAGATATTTCTCTACCGCTTAGCTTGCTAGATTTGTTTCGTATATAGCGAAGCAGATTACGAAGAGCTACTTGACCAGTATGAAGTTCTAACAAGAGCTTTTATTGGCTGGACACTCACAGACATACGCGCCTTATCAGTTCGTGAAAGACAGAACTGGTTAGAACGTTCCCAACGATATCAACCTAGAGGATAGTGATGGCAAGAGAAGACCTTAATATGGGTAGCTCTAACGCTGCCGCGTTTATCTCATCCCTAAGAACTGGCCTGTCCTCACTGCGACAGGAGATGAACCTCCTAAAGCAAGACACAGGTGGTTGGTCAAACCTACTCGGTAGCGCGATGGGACGTTTAGGTGGTCGTGGTAATGGCTACGGACAGCCTGGTAACAATCTTGTTGCACCTGTACCAGTATTTAATGTAACAACCCTGGGTGAAACATCCCAAGACTACATGTACCGCCAGTCTGGGCATAACACAGTATTCAACGCCCCTGGAATAGAACCTTATCGTCCTCTACCTACATACTACACAGGAGGACCAACAGGTAATGGCGATGGCGGTAGGGGTATGTCTCCTGCTATGCAACGCGGTTTAATGGGTGGCGCTGTTGGCGGTATTTCTAGACTTCCTACAGCAAAAGAAGCTGTTGAGTATGAACTAGCTACTCAAAGAATGGTTTTCTTTCAACAACAAGCTTCTTATCAACCTGGTGGAAGAATTAGACCTTTCTCTAATTTAATTCCAGGCAACCCAGACCCTAACAGCGACTACGCAAGAGCAACTGCTTTGTTGCAACAGCTAGGTCGAGAAGGAACCACTACAGGTAAGTTTGATACTGTAAAGGCAATGGAGGCTGCAAGACAGCTTGGTATTGGCGGCCCTAACTTTGCAAGCGTAGCATCTGGCGCAGCACAGATGTCTAACCTTACTCCTGGTATTGGTGTTGAAGGTTCAATGAGAGCGTACGGCGCTGTACAACAGGGTCGTAACGTTAACATGCTTCGCGGTATTGGTATCCGTATCCGTGGTGAAGATGGTTCGATGAAACCTATGCCACAGATTATTGATGAAATCTGGAACAAGTTAATGAGAGAAAAGATGGGTAATGAGCCCGTCACTGTTCAAGATGTAACTATCTCTTTACAGCCTGGTAATGCTCTTGCCTCTATGCTTGACCAATACTTTGGAAATGACCCACTACTTCGTAAGCAGGTAGAAGACGGTCTCATCCTTAAAGCCCGAAGTGGTGGACAAGCCTTTGCTGGAAGAGACCTTAAAAAACTTGGTGAGAAGTATGGTGCTACTACACCTGCAGTTAGTTCTTTAAGCCAAAGAATTACAGAATCTACTAGAACTTTACAACAAGCAGCACCTGCCATGGCTGACGCCTTCACGTATGCAAATCGTGTGCTTAGTTACTTCACAGGTTTCATGAACGTAATTGATAGATTTACTGGTTTGTTCTCTGGACTAAGCGCAGTTAAAAGCGGTATGGGAACACTAGGTAATAGCGGTCTTGGCTCTATCTTATCTGGAGCATTTAACTTTGCGGCTGGCCCACTACTAGGTGGATTACTTGGTGGAATTTTTAAAGCAGAAGGCGGACCTGTTGGTGGAAAGCTGCCTTACGTTGTAGGTGAGCAGGGTCCTGAGTTATTTGTACCTGAACAGCCAGGAATTATTGTTCCTAACCATGAGTTAAAGAACCACCCATTCCGACATGAAGGTGGCGCCGCCTACCCAGGACATGACCACAATGGAAACTTTTCGGGTCCTAAGGGCTCAAATGGAAACAAACTAAGTCCAGATGAACTAAAGAAGGTTTTAGAAAGAGCAGGGTTTGAAGGACAAGGATTAGCAAACGCACTAAAGATTGCTGGTGCTGAATCTGGCGGACGCCCATATGCGTTTAACCCACACGGTGGAGACCTATCCTACGGTCTATTTCAGATTAACATGCTTGGCGACCTTATGAACGAACGTTTAAATAAGTCTTGGAATTCTGCAGGCGGTAAATCATTTAAACTAGGTTCAGTAAATGACCTCTTTGACCCAGAGACTAACGCCCGTGTTGCATACCACATGTCTCAAAAAGGATATAACTGGAGCTCTTGGTCTACAAAGTCTGTGCTTGGTGACAACAACTCTTCAGGTGATGGTGGCTCAGATAGGGCTACCTTCTCCAACGCCTCAGCTAAGAGTGACGGCAAGGACAGTGGCAAGTTTAGTTGGTCTAAGTTGTTCAGTAATGAGGGTACCAATAATAGAAACTTAGTATCAGATTTACTAAAAGGCTTTACCTCTATGTCTAGCCCTGCATTAAAAACTACATCTCAAGTAGGAGCTACAACGTATAACTACGGCGGCGTTACCGTAAACCTATCAGGTGGCGGAAGCGCACAGGACAATATTGCAGCCCTAAAGGCAGCTCTATCAAATTCAGAAACTCTAGATAAGGCGGCTAAAAACTAATGTCAGGATTTTATGTTCCACCATCATACATTCAAAAAAAGAAAGCTGCTGTAAAGAAAGAGACAGTAAAGAAAGCTGACGCTTTAAAAAGAATTAACAACCTAGCTACAGCTAGCGTAGTCTCAACAACTGCTGGAGGCGCGTTCAATGTAGCAGGCACCACCGCTCTTGGAGCAGCAGCTGTATCTGGAACGGTAGGAGTAACAAGGTCTGTAGCTGGTTCTGGACTTAATCGTGCTGCCATTGGTGCTGGGTTAAAGACAGCAGGTAAGTTTGTCAAAGTAGGTGGATTACCTGGACTAGGTATTGGAGTTGGATTAACTCTTATTGGAAAAGCTCTAGAATATCAAGGTACAAAAGAGTACAACGACCTAGTAGGAAGTACTCCCCCAGACAATAAAAGTACTAAGTCATTTCCACCAAGAAACTACGATTACAACTTGCCGCCACATAAGTGGAGTCTTCCTGTAAGACCTCACAGTGTAGATGGCGGGAATAATGGTAAAGTAAATGTTGCAAACGCTGCACAAAACAACCACGAAGGTGATTTCCATAGATTACGAAGAGGTGTTATTTGGCACTGGAGTAACGGAAGCGATATTTCTGCTACTAAAGAAGAAAACAACACAACAGTAATTACAACTGCAGCCCAATTACAGGCGTCAACAAAAGCAAAAGATTTAAAAAATGAAATATTAAAACAAGGCTCTGGAGTAGCAAACAACTACAACTACGGTTTTCAATTTCTATGGAACCCAGAAACTATCTCATCTTCTATTGCAAGAAACATGGATGTTACCCCATCATCAGCTGACCGATTCCGCTCAGTTGCGGGCGCCTTCCCTGGACAAGAGACATACCAATTTCAAATTATGTTAGACCGTGTAAATGACTTTGCAGCGTTAAGGTCTATGGCTGGAAATACGTATGCAAATTCAATGAATCATCCAAAAGCTGTAGAGGTAAACGCAAATAGCCCACAGGTTAGAGAAAGTAAGTACTCCAAGATACCAAGTAACGCTGTGGATTATTATCCATCTGGACTTGGGTCTGTAAATTTAGAAAAGATTAATGACCTAATGAAATACGGAACCATGGCTGACCTTGAATATCTGTTTAAGGCCCTAAATGGAAACGGAGCTAACCAAGGCTCTGGTGAGTGGGCTACGCTGATGCTTAAAAAGACAGCGAACATTGGGTTCCTATCTCCTAGCCTTTTGGGATTTAGGTTTGGACCTAATGCTCAACAGCAGCTCTCTTTTGTTGGATGGATAACAAATATGTCTATCAATCACACCTACTTTACAGAAGATATGATTCCTTTACGCACAACCGTATCGTTTAGCTGTGATGCCTTTGCTGGCTCCACAGTGGTTTAGGAGAAGACATGACTATATATTTAGGTTCTAGGTACGAGCCGTCTTTCATTGACTTTGTTTCTACTGTTCCAAACGGGGACGAGAATCCTATTGTGTTCTACAACTTCCCCGACATTGGAACCCTCACCTACTACGAGCACACTTTTAAAGAGGGAGAGCGACTAGACCAGCTAGGTAATAAATACTATAACCGTTCTAGCATGTGGTGGATTATATTAGACCATAACCCTGAAATTAAAGACATACTTAATATCCCAGCTGGAACAGTGCTAAGGATTCCACGTGTTTAAATTTGTAAGTGTTTCTTTTCCAGACGCGCCTGAAGGTCCTAGAGCTGTGTATAAGGCTGTGCTTATGCAAAAAACCTATGAGCATGAGCTTTTAATTTTAACGTTTAAAGACTGGAACCCTAATTATGAGTCAATTAGGCCAGGCACTGCTATTGAAGTTACCTTGTCAGCAAACACTACACCTAGAAACTTCTTTGGCTACATTCACCACATCACACCGTCTGCTACCCCAGGAAAGATGTTTACAGAAGTTGTATGCATAGGAGGCTCGTTTCCTCTTAAGCAAGCATCCCAGACAACCTACAGAGACTGTACGGCAGACCAGGTAATAAAAGAAATCTGTATCAAACACAGTCTACGTTTTATTGGAAAGCCGCACCCTAGAGTTTACGAAATGATATCCCAAGCGGGATACACAGACTGGCAGCTTGCTGTCCGTCTAGCAAAGCAGATTGGTTATACCCTGCGCGGGGAGAACACTGATATCTACTTTGAGCCCATCCTTAATGACTATGAGCTATACAAAGATACCGCTAAGGTATTTGTAATGAAAGACGCCAGCGATGTTACTGGTTCTACGCTGTACTCATTTCAACCATCTATTGGAGAGTCAATAGAGTACGACGGAGAGATGAAGTCTGCTGTAGCTATTAGTGGTGTGGATAGATTCTCTAAAGCTGCTATGGCTCAGACCAAGCAAAAAAGAAATAAGACTACAAAGACAAAACGTCAAGATGAGTTTTTTGACCGTTTTAACTCTTTAGTGGTAGCCCCTAATTCAGAGATTGCAACTTACGAAGCAGATGCCGCTGAGGCTAGAAACTCGTTTCCATATAGAGGCACAGCTAGTATAATTGGTGACCCTACTATTAGACCTAATATGCCAGTTTACCTATCTGGTCTTGGCCCTACTTACTCTGGCTATTGGACGGTCCTGTCTGCAGAGCACATAATGGTTGAGACCGAAAGAAACGTACCTACTTATGTTACTAATATTGTTGTAGGAACTGACTCTTTGGGTTCTGTAAATGGGGTTGCTGGAATAGAAGTGGCCGTTCCTGGAAGTCCAAAAAGGTTAATAAAACCTGGAGTAGCTCAGGGTAGACCAAAGACTAGCAAGCCTCTTATAAAAAGCTCAGCACGTAGAGCAGGTATTCAAAATAAAGGAAGTTTTGGAAAGATTGGTAACAGACAAAAAGTTACTGCAAAAACTAAACAACCATCTACCTGGGTTGCTGATAAAAAAACTACTAGGGTAACCTTTACCCCTAAAAAGATTAAGTCACCTACCGTGGCTAACAGGGTAAGGAGCAGAGCAGCACTATGATAGACGAGAGAAGATTCTATGGAATCTACCTAGGCATATGCGTAGACGTAGAGGATGACCAAAAAGATAACCGTATCCGTTTACAGGTGCCTCAGATACTAGGTCAATCAGAAACTGGTTGGGCTAGAGCATGCCTACCTGTTACTTCTAACAGCAACCACCCTGACCACAAGAAACATTTAGCTGCTGAAGTAGCCGCCCTTTTACTTGGGCACGGAGACCACTCAGTTTCTGTATCTGGAACAACTGGTTCTGGTGGAACCCCAAGTCATACACATTCTTTTAGTGCTACCCAAACCTTATCTCATACCAATAATCACACAGGTAACAGCTTAAGTCTTGACCACGAGCACGAGACAGCCGCTGATGCGGATAACAAATGGAACGATGACCAGGAGACAAACCTGACACCTGAGCATACACCGCATAGACTAGTACCTAAGCTAGGACAAAAAGTCTGGGTTATGTTTGAGGGTGGAGACCCTAATTTTCCAGTATGGATGGGAGTTGAACTGTGACACAACGAGCTATCGCGCTGCCGTTTTCTTTTAACTCTGCTGGGGAAGTCTCCTATACAACAGATGAAAAAAAGATTATTCAAGACAGACTTGTACTAGCAATCATGAGCCGTCCAGGCGAACGAGTCATGCGACCAAGCT